AAGTCATTGTGTATTGTATCAGTTAAAACGTCATCTATCAACTCATTCTGCATTGCATATTTACAATAGTGACAAGCATGATGACGGAGGGTTGGAGGTTTGCTATAGAATTCTTCTATACCATCTATATCACATACAGCAAATTGTGATTCAGGAACATAGTTATAATTGTTCTCAATCGATAGTTCTGCTGATGGACAAGCATAGATGTAACCATCCGTAAAGAGGAATGGTTTTACCATATGCATATAGCAATGGTCGTTCCTGCGTTCTCCTTTAAAGTTAAAGTCAGACAAAAAGGCCGACTGCAATTTACGACCTCTATCCTTTTCGTATTCTGTGATAATACCACGGATAGTTTCGATGTCTTTCGCAGTCTCCTTAACATCTTTAATAGCATTAAAGGCAATACGGCAAGGAATTTTATTCTCCTCCACCCAGTCTAGCATACGAATGAAATTTTCGGTAGTCTGGAACTTCTTAGATAACACTCTTTTGTTCTTTACATCACTCCAATCACCTTTAATGTTAGGATTATTAGATGTTTCTAAGTTCTCATCCCAAACATATGCAGCAGATGGTTTACAATTAGTTCCTTCAAATACTCTTAAGTCATATTCATATCCTTCATAGAAACCATACATTCCCATACGAACCCAATCAAATAGTTCTACAATATCCTTTTTGATTGCTCTGTCCATTCCAAACCTTGCAGCATTGGTACAGATACCAAGACTAAATCCAAGGTCTTTTGCATAATGAACAATCTCTTTAAAGTGTGGATGAATACTTGGTTCACCACCACCAGTAAACTCAACACCTGTTACACCAATCTGTTTAAAACTTTCTAATGCCTGAAAGACTTTCTCTGTAGGCATCTTCTCTGAGATATCTCTGTTCGCAAAACAACAGAAAGAA